GATGATAAAATAGTTGGTAGTAATATGCATAAATTATTTGATGGACCTGTTAGAAAAGTATACAACCCTTACATAGAAAAAATTCCAGAAAGGATAAGACAGAAATATGGACACATCAGATTTTAGTTTTGTATTTTTAGGTCAGTCGGTATTAAAATATCAAGTACCTCTTGATGTATATGATACAATCAATCATATTTACGAAACAAAGTATCCAGAATTAAAACCTGCTAATAAACAATTAGTAGGTAAAATTGAAAAAGAACATAGTTTATTTTTTAATGGAGAAGATAATGATAAAATGACTAGACATAATCATTTACCACAAAACGTACTACAATGGTTTGAATCAAAGTTTAGACACTATTTAGAATGGAATAAAGTCAAACAATATGATTTACATTTTAATTCTATTTGGGTTAATACAATGTTTCAACACGACTATCCTCTGTTATGATTTTAAAATTACCTGAGTCTTATGGTGTAGAATATTCTGCAGTTGATTCACCCCAAAATGGTAAACTACAAATACTAGGTTCAACTAATGGACATTTTGCAAATGTAGATTATCAACCAGATATTAAAGAAAGAGACTTTTATATATTTCCATATGACATGAGACATTGTGTTTATCCTTTTAATGGACCAGGTATGAGACGAACACTTGCTGCAAATATGGATGTGCAGTATGACCCAATTAGAAATAGAGGAGTAAATTAATGTACGAAAACAGACATATATCAGAACCTAAATGGAAGAGTTGGATAGTTCAAACAACTACACCATTATTTACACCAGATCAATGCAGACAGATTATTGCATCAGGTAGAGCACAAAAACCACAACAAGCACAAGTTGGTATGGGTAAACCAGGTGGTGGCACAGATACTAAGAAAAGAGTAACTACAATTAGTTGGATACCGTTTAAAGAAATGGAACCTATGTATCGTGATCTTAATAATTTTATACAAAAAGCAAATGAAAATCATTTTGGTTTTGGGGATATACAGGTAACAGAGAATGCACAATTTACAGAATATCCAGAAGGAGGATTCTATGATTGGCATATGGATTGTGATGTGAACATGCAACACGAACCACCAGTTCGAAAAATATCAATGACATTATTATTGAATGATCCATCAGAGTTTGAGGGTGGGGATTTAGAGTTAATGGCACCAGGTAAATTTGCAGAACTTAAACAAGGTCATGCAATTATATTTGCATCTTTTTTAAATCACAGAGTTAATCCAGTAACTAAAGGAATGAGACAATCTTTAGTTTGTTGGTTTGGAGGTAAACCTTTTAGATGATTAAAGAACAATTTTTTCCAACAACTGTATATGGTAAAGATATACAATTAGATAATAATACTTTAGCAAACCATATTATAGTTCAAGAATTATATAAAATGCAAGAAGAAATATATCAGGAAGAATGGTTAGACCGTAGACCAAAGTTAGGTAATATGTGGGCTAATATAAATTATCCTGGTGGATACAACAGACCACACATACACCCTAATTGTTTATTTAGTGGTGTGTATTATGTAAAAGGTAATAAAGAATCTGGAGAGTTAGTTGTTAATGACCCAAGACCAGGTATTCAAACAATGATGCCTGCAAGAAAACCAGGACAACCACCAAAGCATTTATGGAGAGAAGCAAAAATAGAACCTGTACCAGGTAGAATCATAATGTTTCCTGCATGGTTATGGCATTGTGTTGAACCTAACAAAACAAATGATATAAGGATATCAGTAAGTTTTAATTTTATACAAGATGGCTTTCAATAAATATCAAGTAATAAAAAAAGCAATTAGCTACGAGTTAGCTAATTTTATATTTAACTATTTTTTACTTAAACGTGATGCAGTTAAATTTATGTATGATAATAATATAACCTATGACACTGGTATGTTAGGCACATGGACAGATCAACAGATTCCAAACACTTATTCTCATTATGCCGATCCTGTAATGGAGACTCTGTTAGTGAAAGTATTACCAGTAATGCAACAAGAAACAGGCTTAGATTTAATTCCAACTTATTCATACGCTAGACTCTATAAACATGGTGATGAATTAAAAAGACACAAAGATAGACCTAGTTGTGAGATATCTACTACCATAAACCTAGGAGGTGATCCTTGGCCAATCTTTATTGATGGTACAGGTGCAGATACTGTTATTGATGAAGTTAAGAATATACATAAACCAAACGCTCCAGAAGGCACAAAAGTCCTGCTTGAAGTAGGCGATATGCTAGTATATAGTGGATGTGAATTAGAACATTGGAGAGAACCTTTTAAAGGAACTACTTGCGGACAAGTGTTTCTTCATTATAACCATGTAAATGGTCCTTTTGCTGAAAAAAACAGGTTCGACAAAAGGCCGATGTTAGGTGTTCCACCAATAAGGAATACATAAATGGAGTTATATGTTACAAAAATTAGGGTTCTTACCAGGGTTTAATAAACAAGTTACCTCTACAGGTGCTGAATCACAATGGACTGATGGAGAAAATGTTCGTTTTAGATATGGTACACCTGAAAAGATAGGTGGCTGGAATCAATTAGGACAAGATAAATTAACAGGTGCTACTAGAGGTTTGCATCATTTTGTAAACAAAGATTCTACAAAATTTTCAGTTTTAGGAACTAACAGAATTTTATATGTATATTCTGGTGGGGTGTACTACGACATACATCCTTTAGTTAATCCATCAGGCACAGCTCTTACAAATGCATTTAGCACGACTAACGGATCACCAACTGTAACTATTACATTTCCAACACCACATAGTTTTGTAGCAGGAGATATAATATTACTAGGTAGTTTTTCTACAATAACTAATTCTAATTTTGGAGCATCTGATTTTAATAACAAAAAATTTATGGTCACATCAGTTCCAGCAGATGATGAAATTACTATTACAATGCCTTCTAATGAAACAGGTTCAGGTGCAACTACATCAGGAGGAATTACTTATTATCAATACTATCACGTAGGACCACCAGAACAACTTGGTGCATTTGGTTGGGGTATAGCATTGTGGGGTGGTAATTTACTAGGATCTTTGACTAATACTTTAAATGGAGCCTTATTAGATGATGCAAATGGTACAGGTGGAACAGGAACAAGTATTACATTAACAGACACAACTGGTTTTCCTTCTACAGGAACAAACTATATTCAAGTAGGAACAGAAGAAATTTCATACACCGGTGTGTCAGGAAATAATTTAACAGGTATAACAAGAGCAGCAAGAGGATCAACAAGAGCAGCACACAGTAATGGTGCAACAGTTACTAACTCATCTAGTTGGACTGGTTGGGGATCAGCTGCAGCTAACACCGACCAAGTAATTGATCCTGGTTTATGGTCTTTGGATAATTTAGGAAGCACACTTATAGCATTAATACATAACGGAGAATGTTTTGAATGGAATGGTGATGCAAGTAATGCTACATCAACAAGAGCAACTATTATATCAGGTGCACCGACAGCGTCACGTGATATGTTAGTGTCAACTCCCGACCGTCACTTAGTATTTTTTGGAACAGAAACAACTATAGGTGATAAAACTACACAAGATGACATGTTTATAAGATTCTCGTCTCAAGAAAATATAAATGATTATACACCTACAGCTGAGAATAGTGCTGGTACACAAAGACTGGCCGCCGGATCACGGATCATGGGTGCTGTGCTCGGTAGAAATGCAATTTATGTTTGGTCTGATACTGCGTTATTTACCATGCGTTTTGTTGGAACTCCTTTTACATTTGCTTTTGAACAGGTTGGTACTAACTGTGGATTGATAGGACAGAACGCAGCCGTAGAAGTTGATGGTGCTGCATATTGGATGTCTGATAATGGTTTCTTTAGATACACTGGTAAGCTAGAATCTATGGATTGTTTGGTTGAAGACTATGTCTATGATGATCTTAACACTACCTCTAATCAATTAGTGTATTGTGGTATTAATAACTTGTTTGGTGAAATTACTTGGTTTTATCCAACAGCTACATCTAACAATGTCAACAGATCAGTAACATATAGTTATCTAGATTCAACTGCTAAACGACCTATATGGTTTACAAATGCAAGTAGTTTATTTCCTAGAACAACATGGGAAGACTCTGCTGTATTTGGTTTACCACATGCAACTAAATACAATCCTGGTGATGACGCATCATTCGATGTTGTTGGTAATACAGATGGTGTAACAATATATTTTGAACACGAAACAGGTGTTAACCAACAAGAAGCAGCGACAGGCGCTGTTGCAATTCCAGCTAACATTACTTCAGGTGATTATGACATTACACAAAAAGTTGTAAGAGGAGCGGCTACAAACATGGCTGACCTTAGAGGTGATGGTGAAAATATTATGAGAGTAAGTAGAATTATACCTGACTTTATATCACAACAAGGAAGTGCGGTTATACAATTAGATTTAAGAAATTATCCAAGTGATACAGCCGTTAGCTCATCATTAGGACCTTTTACAGTTACATCAAGTACAACAAAAGTAGATACACGTGCAAGAGCAAGAGCTATAGCTCTTACAATATCTAACACAGCAGTAGATACTAGTTGGAAATTAGGAACTTTTAGGTTAGATATACATGCTGGAGGAAGACGATAATGTCAATTACAAGATTACGACAAGCTAGACAAATGTATGCAATGGGCCAAAGAGTTGGAAGAATTGCATTTGGTGGTGGTGGTAGTTATGTTAGCGGAGATGGCGCAGGTAAATATCAAGGTGGAAGTGGAGCACCGGGAAGTGCTGAATCAAAAGGTATGGGTGGACAAGGATCTACTTATTCAAGTCCCTCAGACCATAACGAAACGTATGGAAATACCAACCCTGCTACCGATCCAGGTGGATATGTAAGTGACAAAAATCCAACTGGAACTTTAACTGGTAAAAATTACCAAGAAGCAGAAGAAGAGTATCAAAATATAGTGGGTAAGGGTTACTTACAAAATTTGTATGACAATCCACAACAATTTAAAGGTATTTTTGGAATACCAACTCCTTTTTCAATAGGAGCTAATCTTCTTTCACCTTTTATTCACAAAATGAAACAAGGAAATATAGATTTTTTTAGAAACAAAGTTTTAAAAAGTAAAAATAGAGCTGGATATGTAAATACTTTAGAAAGTTATAAAGAATATATGAAAAATAGATTAGGAGGTTTTACTGATGCTTATGGTAACACACACCCTAATTATATGACGGATTCAAAAGGAAATTATATATCAAGAGGTGGAGGACATGATAATATTATGCAAGAAGAAGAAGTAGTTGATGATACCACTACTGATGATGGTACTACTAATGATTTTTTTTCAAGATATTTACAAAATCAACCCGATGACATTAGAGAAGAAATTGAAGCACGAATGCAAAATTATTACACGGTATAATGGCAAAGATAGTACAAACATTAACAAGAGCAAGTAATGAATACGAACAAGACGTAGCACAGTCTTTGGTTAGAGATTTAGATGCGGTGTTGGAAAAACTTAACACTACATTTCAAGAAGAATTAAAACAGGAAATAGAAGCTAGAAGTTTCTTTTTAGATTAATGGCAGTAGTAAACCAATATAAATTTAAAGGTATAGATAATGATACAAGTGGTAGTGCACTTACACCATTAGGTGCTGGTGTTCCTGCAGTTAATGAAACTATTGTTATTAAATCTATACTTGTTACATCAGCTGGCACACCTAGTGTGACTGTTACAAACAACAGTATTACAGCTATAAAATCTGCAGCTTTAACTGCTAATGTTACAACAGAATTATTAACACAACCGCTAATAATAGAAGGTGGTACACCCTTTAAAGTACAATCAAGCACATCAGATTCGTTTGATGTAGCTATTAGCTATCTAAATATTAAGAAAGAGGTAACAGGATAATGAGTGAAATAAAAATGTTAACACCAGATAAAATAATAACAACAATAAAGAACAAGAAAACAGGTGAGGTTTATGAGACTGAAGAAGCTCTAAAGGCTGCTAATATACCTGAAGAAGATGTGCAAAGAGACGTAACAGTTATCATGCCACCTCTTGATTTGTTCGCTAAAACAAAGTAAACTGACAAAACCATGGGAATAGAAGATATACAAATTTCAGAAGAATTAGAAACTAACGCACCATCTATCAAATACAGAGGTGATGAGGGTCCTAAATCTCCACAACAAATAGAACAAATGATGATGGCTCAATTAGAAGAAGAGTATCTAAAATACGTTGATGAAATGATAGAGATGGGAAGAGAACCTATGTCTATGCAACAATTTATGGAACAAGCAATGGCCGAAGGACAAATGTCAGGTGGTCAACCATTACCGCAAGATCCAACAAAACCAGTTAACCCTTTCCAACCAAAACCTACAGGACCAGTTTTACCTGACAGACAGATGGCAGCGTATGGTGGTATTATGGGTATGGATGGTAGACGTCAATATGGAATAGGAAGTTCACTTAAAAAAAGATTAAGAAAATTAATACCAAATGAATTAGCAAGTATTGCAGTTAAAGCTGCACCATTCGTTGCACCGTTTAACCCACTAGCTGCAGGTTTAATGTCAGGTATAGGTAGCTTTGATCAAACAGGTAAAATAGGTTCATCACTTAAATCAGGACTGATGAATTATGGTATGGGTCAATTATCTAGAGGTATTGGTGGTGGTATGAAAAATTTACAAGGCAATCCATTTAAAGCAGGTTCATTTAAAGGAGCGTTTCAAGTTCCTGGGGGTGGTCAAGGATTTGGAAAATACTTTAGTAGTCCCATGCAAGACACGGGTGGACTAGGAAAATATTTTGCAGATCAAAAAGACGCGGCTTTACAAAAGGCTGTAGATAAAGATTTAGGTAAATCTACTTTTTTTCAAGATGAAACAATAGATTTATTACCAGGCGATGTATTTCAACCAGAAAAAATAGCACCTAAAACTCCATTAGGAAGTTTAAAATCTAAAATTATGGAATACGTTCCAACATCTTTAGGTGAACTTAATCCTTTAGGACCAAATTTTGATATGAAAAAACTTATAGGTACTGGAGGAATATTTGCTACTGCAACAGCATTACTAGGTGGTCCAGATGATGTAGAAGATCAAATCATGGACCGTGGTGAAGGATTAGATCTTGCTGCTATTCGAAAAGAAGTACAAGAAGCATTTAAAGATCAAACAGGTGAAAAATTAGCAGCACTCAGAGTTAAATATCCTTTCTTAGGAAGAATGGATACTAAAGACATGTCAGCTATGGCTATGGGTGGTAGAATTGGTAAAGCCGAAGGTG